TGCATCATCGACTGTTAAGTCTTTCATGTCTTTCGTACCGCCCCATTCTTCGTATACTTTTTTAGTTATACCAAGATTCGTTTCACCACCTGGATCTGAAGGGTGGTTAACATAACCTCCTTCATGGTGTAAAATCTTTTCTAAACATGCTTCGTAATTTTCTGCTGCCATTTTAATATCCTAACATTTCTTTTGTCATAATATAATCTCTTACGAAATCGGACCTCACAATATCGTCCCATCCAAACTCAACCGTAGAGAAATTCTTTAGCTGTTCAACAATCGCTAGGAATTTAATCAATCCATCTTTTTCAGATGAGTTCTTAAAATCTGATTGCCTGTAATCACCGCAGAATATAATCCTACAGTTGTTACCTACACGTGTAATGACAGAGTCAAGTTCGTGGAAGGATAAGTTTTGCATCTCATCTACTACAATTACTGCGTTATCAAATGTTGCACCTCGAATAAACGATGTGGATTCAAAGATAATCTGACCAGTGTTTATCATTTTATTGTAAGCAGCTTTATCACCGAAGAGTTCACCACATATATTCTTATATGGAACAGTGTAGACTTCTTTCTTCTCTTCAGCAGAACCTGGAAGGAATCCCATTTCTCTAACAGGAACCATTGAACGAATGACGATAAGTCTTTCATAGAATTGTTCTGGATCTAATGTTGCTTCAAGGCCAAGATACAATCCAAGAAATGTTTTACCTGTTCCGGCTGAACCTGACAATACTAAGTTGTCTCCTTCATCCCATCTTTCAAACACAGTTTCTTGATTGGTAGTTATAGGACCATGTTCTAACAGGTCTCCTAATTTAACTGTCATAGATTGATTACTGCCTCTGCCTTCTCGAGGTTGCGGCTTGCTATGTTTTGATCGTATTGACACGCCCTGATCCTTTTTTAACTTTTTTGAGTAAGTCGTTCCATTCGCCGCCTGCCTTTTTCCTCGTATCCCCTTCTTGGCTGGATATGATGTTGAGAGCCCTGTAAACTTGCTGTAACTCATCCTTTTCGCACTTCTCGACTAGCTCTTTGTGAGAGCAAAATATATCCCATTCTGTTCCTTCTTTATTTTTAACTGTATACGTTGGCATTATTGAACCATTCAGGTATTGAGCGCTTAGACCATACCATCTTAAAGCGATCTTTTTTTGTTTGATAATAAAGTCGATATGACTTGACGGGATCTTCAGGAAAGATACATTCAGGATTAGCTTTCATGGCGAGAGGAAATGGTGTTAACCCGACGTCAGGAATTAATGTAGGAGCTATATGTAGCGGCCACAATAATCTATCATGAGTTGCGTGATACCTTCCATATCGATACTTATACTCCTCGCATAATGCGCGGAAGTGTTCCCAATGCCAGTTGTAATTAGCAAGAGATTCTCGAGTCCATACTGTACATGGGTGATTGTGGTGTACATCCTTATAGAACAACAGTTCGGCTTCGATGTCACCTGGCCGGTCATTGTTACCGATAGAGAGATCATAGAATTTAATCTGGCGTTTACCAGAATTGCTTGAACGTATACCTTGAACGCCATCAAGCATACGATGGGCTGTAGACAACATTTGAGCAGATTCGACAATCATCTTAACGACATGTTTGTCGCATTGCAGCTTTGCTGCAGTTATAGGATCTTGGTCAAGTATAAAAATATTCATAATATAAACTTTCTTAGTTGGCAGGTTATAATACTATTATACCATAACCTGCCGTTAAAGTACACTACTTTATGCTGTTCGTTGTAATTGTTCTTGAACATGCATTTTTAGAAATTCAGTCTTTTGGACTATTTTAGATAAGAGGTCTTTCTGTCCTCTTCGTTTTAATCGGTTTGCATAATTTTCTAGATCTTCAATATCTTTTTTAAGTCTGCTGACTTGTGTTTCTGACATAGTTAGTTCCTTTGTTAAAATTGCAATGAAAGATTATTTTTCTTCTAAAATTAGTCCTGGGAATGCCTCCTCTACTATTGGTTTTGAAATGCCTTCGATTGGTTTTTTATTTACCATGTTTATAACGATCTCCGCATCTTTAGGATGGACGCCTTCAAGTATGGATAAGAATATTTTCTCTCTCTTATAACTTGGCATGTCGGGACCACCAACGGCGAAGTACTGGAATTGTACATTCTGTCGTAGTAACGTCGTTGGATAGCTATGTTCAGGGGATGCCGTAAAAGGGGGAGCACCTACCGGGAGGTTCCATCTTACTGTTATGTCATAGGTGCCTCTTAAAACGTCTTTAAGTGCCCATGACTCGTTTGCTTGTAATACCTCAATCTTCTGCTCCTTGTGACGTTTCTTTGCAGCTAGATCAAGAACTTCATAAATTTCTAATGTTGCCATTATATAAACTCCTGTACGACTTCAATCAGATTCTTACATCGCTTTTCAACGAGGTATGGAAAGACCTTTGATTTATTGGCCAAAGGATCCTGTCCATTGTAGTTATTTATAATATTCTCAATTACAGCGGGTGGGGTTTCTGATAAATCTATTAATTTTTTATTCCTTAAGTAATTGCGATATACAGTTTCACCTAAGGCATGAATGTCTTCCATAAGAAGTGCTTTCTTCTTGGCTGAAAGAGGAGTCTGACGGCGTCCTTCGACAAAAACATTGTCATCGGAAAGGACGTTAGGAACGCCATCAGATCCATCGCCTGACAAGATCAAATTCATGAGCTGTAGACGAGGGTTATCCTCTTTGATAAATTTCTTAGTCATTGAGGAAAACTGTGCAACATGTTTCATTGTTTGTAATTGAGCGAAATCTTTATCCGCAGACACAATCATAACAGGTTCATGTTGACCAAATTCTTCGGTTTGAAATGCGATATGAGCAATAGAGTCATCCGCCTCACAACCATATTGATGTACTACTCTGTAAGGGAAATTCTGAGCAATTTCTTCACGTACTAGATTAGTAATACGGAATAGCTCATTCCAATCCATAGTGGACTTATCACGTCCAGCTTTACGAGAAAACTTGTATTGAGGGAATACATCCTTACGCCAGTTGCCACCATTGTCACAAACTATGACAACTTCACCATATTCTTTACCGAACTTTTTACGGTACATGCGTATAGAATTAAGGATCATATGCCTTATTAAATTTTCATCGAGAGTAAGCTTTTGTGTAATAATATTACCTACAGCGACCCCATTATAGTCAATTAGTATCATTTTTCCGTCCTTTTTCCATTATATAAGCTATTATACCACAGTTTTAACCAAATGTACACCATTATTTTCCTTTATTTTCCCAAAAGGGCCCTGGTGTGAAAGGGGTGGTATAGATATACACTCCATTATATCGTGTGCACACGGTGCACCTTTATTATTATAGGTAGACATTAGGTCCGTGTTCGAGACGATATAGTGATAATTCCCAGATTAATTTTTGAGTTAATGTTGGAAGTGATTTGAATTCATTTGAGTTAGTTGTAGTTCCGTCCGAAAACATAAGGTCGGTAAATTTGTTTATGATATGATTGTGTTTTTTAGTATATGATTTAATAAATGGTGTTGGTGATTCGAGATTATAATTCATAATTTTTTTTGATTTTTTCATTTTAGTCCTTTTTCATTTTATAATAAGATTATACCATACTCATGAAAGGAAGTAAAGGACTTTATGCGGCTAAATGCATTTTAATTTAGTAGTGTGATATAAATGTCACAGTCTTCTAACATGTTTTGAATGTATCTTACATCCTATAAATTCATTATAATATTCATCACTCAATAAGACATCATGTTCAAACTGTTCTTTTGCTTCGTAATAAGAGCATTCACCTTTAGTCTTACACAATCTTAAGATTTCTCTTTTCCAATTGTCAAGACCTTTTTCTTCGATGAGGTTTTGAACTGTAATGGAGGAGCCGTAGTAGGTTCTCCAATCTGACTCAACACGAGTCTTGATACGCCGTTTACGTGTTTTCGTGATAGGAAGAGTTTTGGGTTTCCAGAAAAACTTTTTGCCAATATACTTTTTCCTTGTGTCTAACTCGGTGATTAAGTAGACGAACCCCTGATATTCATCAGGGGTTACATCGTATTCTTTATTTTCATATAACCATTTCATACAGTTATATATTAGTGTTCTTAAAAGTCTTTTGCAATAGACGATATAAGAGCCTGTTGCATCGCTTGATCATTACCATTAAAATGATATTCAATAGTATGATCTCTTACTGTAGTACATCGGAATTGATCCGATGGTTGTATTACGCTTTCAGCATTCAACTGCATACACAATTGTAGTATGAACAGTAGGTTACCAAGTTCTGTCATTTAATCCTCATCATCATCGAAATCCAATTCACTTTCTAATTTAATTATCTCTGCTCTCCGTCCACACATTGGACAGAATTGAGGATCATTAGCATCTACGATTGCTTCATCCTCACATTCATGGCATTCGATTCTGTACTCAGGCATGCGTTACCTCAAAGCCATTTTCCTCCCAACCCCAGTCTCCTGAAAGACCGTTGACCGAATACTCAGTAACTCTTTTCTCAAAGAAGTTATCATGAGAAGCACCGTTAAGTACCCAATCGAGCCAAGGTAGTGGATTATCTTTTTGTTTGAAAATTGGTTTCATACCTAATTGCAATAACCTACGATCAGCAATATGTCTAATGTATGTTTTTACATCAGCTTTGGTTAAACCTTGAACTTCGGTCAATCCATTGAATGCTAGATTGATAAACTTATCTTCTAGTTTAACACCATTCTTTGCAATCTCATAGATCTTTGATTTTAGTTCATCATTCACAATACGTGGTTTTTCATTACAGAATTCTCTAAAGAGTTTAGCCACACCTTGTACGTGCATAGTTTCATCTCTAATAGACCATTCAACAATTGTACCCATACCTTTCATTTTGCCAAACCTTTGAAAGTTTAACAACATTACGAATGATGCAAACAATGACATACCTTCGTTAAACACAGATTGTGCTAATGCTAATGCCATTCCAGTATGAGTTTTTATCTCGCCTTGAGACATAAAATCAAGCTTATCTGACATTTCTGAGTATTCCAAGAAACTATGGAATTCCTCATCAGGCAATCCTAATGTATCGTTAAGCAGCGCATAAGCTCGTTGATGTACTCCCTCTCTATTTGCAAATGATGAGAGCATATTACGTATTTCATTATTTCTGAACTTTGGAATAAGTAATTCATGATAGTTTTCTCCGACCTGTACGTCTGATTGAGTAAACAACCTAAGAATCTGCGTTACAAATTCACGCTCTTCTTGTGTTAATTTGATTTTCCAGTCCTGAACAT